CCTACTTGGATATCAAACTTGTTAGAAGCTTTATTCTTTCTGTCTTCTGCAACAAGTGTCATATTTTTACCATCACCAACAACTGAAATGTCAGGTAAGTTAAGAGTAACCACACCTTTCATTAATCTCTCCATATCTGCTTTCTTAAATAAGAAAGATACTTCTGTATCTGGCATAGAGATTGTTTTGGTAGGTGCAACGATAACAGATTCATCAGCAAAAGTATATTTACTTTGTGACCTTCCGTCTTTACCAGAAATACCTACACTAGAACCACCATTGAATTTTAAGTTAGGTGTCTCAAATAAGTCAACCGTTCTTAAAAACTCTGGTAAGTCATAGATTGCAAACTGCTGGTCAAAGTCTTCTTTAATATCTGCTGTTGCTAGAATATTTTTCATAGTAGAAATTGTATTTAATTTCTTACCAGGTTTAATCAAAATATTCTGATTTATATTTGCAAAGTTTTTAAGCAATGCAAGCGTGTCGTTAGATAAGTTCATCATATATTCTCCTTTGTCATTATTAGAACATTATATATCATAGTATCGTCTTTGTCAATAGCCTATTCACTTTGTCGTAAATAGTCTAACATCTTCTCTGGAGTTGTTTCTTCATAAGGGTCGTCATCTTTTCCTTCATTGTTGATACCTGCTTCTTGGAACCATTTCTCAACAACGCCGTTATTAATAACTGCCATATATCTCCAACTTCTATTACCGAAACCTAAATGGTTCTTACCAATTAGCATTCCCATAAATCTTGTAAAGTTTCCAGAACCATCTGGAATGAATTTTACTTTTTCAATGCCCATATGGTCTGCCCAGGCATTCATTACAAAACTATCATTTACTGAAATACAATAAACTTCATCTATTGTAAACTTTGTGATAGTATCATATAGTTCTTCAAACCCTGGCAACTGCTGACTTGAACAAGTCGGTGTAAATGCACCAGGTAGACTGAATAATACAACTCTTTTATTTTTGAAATAATCGTTTGTTGTCTTATTCAACCATTGACCACCGATAGCACAACCGCCATCAGTTTCTACTTCGTCACCTTCTCTTACTCTAAAAGTGACCTTTGGTATCTTCATTTCATTTTTCATATTATTCCTTTTGTAATTCTCTATAATATAACATAACTAAACAATTAAGTCAATAGGCGATGGTTGAATTCTATCTGGCGCACTTCCCATCGCCTATGTAAACCGTTCTCCTTTGTGTATGTTATTAAGTAATATCCGAATCTAATTCTGCGACTTACTTAATTTTGATTGTTCTAGGTTTTTTACTATCTGGAACAATCTTCTCTAAACTGACTTTTAAAAGTCCGTCTTTGAGTTCAGCACCTTTGATTTCTACATCATCAGCGATTGTGAAAGACCTACTAAAATGTCTTTTCGCAATACCTTTGTGTAAAACTTCAGGTCCTTTTTTATCACTCTCTTCTTTATGTAAAGATTTGATAGATAAAACACTATCAGCATAATCAACAGAAACATCTGATTTAGAATATCCTGCTAATGCTAATTCAATATCGTAAGTAAAGTCTCCAGTCTTTACGATATTATATGGTGGAAAGTTTGGGACTCTATTACCGAAGTCTGTAGTATCTAACATAGTTTCAAAACTATTAAATACATCATCAAACCCTACGGTCATAGGTCTTAAATTGTTAAAAAATGAAATTGCTCTGTGATTGGTCATTATGAACCTCCTTATTAGTAAGCAAAGTTAATGTTAAGAGAACCCATTATGGCGTTCTCATAGTTATTTATATAATCATTATATCTCATTTGTCAAGTCTTTCAAATAAATTAAGTGGTGGTTTCTTTTAATTGTGTACCACCAAAACAATCAGCGCTTTAGGTTCAGAATTTAGAGAGCAGAACCAGAGGTAACTTAATACCTAACTTACTCTAGCGACACCGTATTTAATGTTCTATCTACATTGGGTAATTACGGCACCCTATATCCTCTAATAGGTCTTATGAATTGCCTATCAGTATTATATATACACTCACAATCGGTGAGGAGGATAATTCCATCTAAAAGCCTCTTTGTGCTTTTAATTTCTTTTGTTTCTTCTTCCAGGCAGCAGCCATTTCTTTATTCTTACGGATCCTTTTATCACTAGGTTTCTCGTAATATTGTCTTTGGCGTATCTCCTTGACTAGTCCTTCTTTAGCAACTTTTTTCTTAAGCACTCTCATTGCTTGTTCCAAGTTACCATTACGAACGGTTACAAGTATACTCAAACTTATTTACCTCCTTTCAAGGTATTGTCTTCACTACTCATTAATAATATAACATAATGGATTGCTTTCAGCAAATCCTTTCTGTTTCTTCCTGCTTTCTTACCATACCTGCAAAGATACTTAATAGCATTTGCTTGGCAAAAATCTTTATCTACATTCAAGTGTCTTAACATATCTTGCACTTGAAAACCATCTTTGGTTGTACTATAATGTTCACCATATGTGCTTTCAACATATGTTTTAATTTCTTTTATAATTTTATCTTCATTGTATTTCATAATGTACCTTCTATTTATATTCAAATTACTAGTGTAAAAAATGGAGAGAGGCCACTACACCTCTCCCCAAGGACCACACTATGAATAGATTTATTAGACGAAGTCCTCTTCGGATTCGTCATCTTCCTCACTATCATTGGACATCATTTGTTCCTTTAATGCTGTGTCTTTCTGCTCTTGAGCAATACTCTCGGCAGTAGCACCGGCATCCACTTTCGTGTACAAGTCAACAAAAGAAGCTTTTGTATCGTTATCAAATCTATTAGTACATAGTTCAATCGCCTTCATCTTATTTCCAAAGATTGAATAAGCTTGTACAATGTGTACTAATCTTCTTGTACTGATAATCTCATCAACCCCACCGTCAAAGTAGGTCTTTCTGATTACATCAGCCCAAGTTGATAACTTCTCAACATACTGAACATCTTTCTTACCTGATTGAGCAAGAGTGTTGTTAAGTATTTTTTGTTCAGTTTTAGCAGATGGATACTGCTGTTCAAAGGTAACTGGAAATCTTTCTAGGAAAGCTTCGTTCAGTATGTTAGTACCGATAAACTTACCATCATCACTTCCTTGACCTTTAGTATTAGCAGTAGCGACTACATTGAAACCAGCACTTGGTTTAACGAATTTGTTAATCTTCTTAACATAAACTCCGTTACCTTCAAGGATTGGTTGTAGACACATAATCTTGTTAGAAGCAAGGTCAACTTCATCAAGGAGCAATATTGCACCTCTCTCCATCGCCTCAATAACAGGACCATTCTGCCAAACGGTTTGACCGTCTCTTAATCTGTAACCTCCAAGTAAATCATCTTCATCGGTTTCAATTGTAATGTTTACTCTTATCAGTTCTCTCTTTGCCTCAGCGGCAGCTTGAACAACTGAAAAAGTTTTACCATTACCAGATAGACCGGTTATGAATATTGGATAAAATTGTTTTGACTTAACAATGTTTCTAACATCAGGATGATTTCCGAAAGGAACGAAAGTAGCGTCTTTGTTCGGAACAAGGTTATCAACTAAAGACGAAACAACATACGCAGCTTCAGAAACTTTAGTAGTCTCTTCAACTTTTGGTATTGTTGGTGTTTCAGTTGCCTTATCATTTAAGACATTAGGCATTGTAATTGGAGTAGCAGTTGGCACTTCGCCATTCGTAGGAATCTTATAAGTTCCTCTGCCTACTCTTAACTCTGGATTCCTAACTAACCATTGTGGTTTGAAATTCATACCGAGAGATTTAGATACTGATAATAATTCTGCATTATCTAAAGTATCTTTTTTCGGAAACATCTTTGTACAAGCGTTTACGAATTCTTGTTGTTTTTCATTTAGTGTTATCATAGTGTTTTCCTTTTGTTTCATTTTATACAAGTATTATACCACACTTAAAAGCATATGTCAAGCGAAAAGTGAGCATTTTTTCATTTTTTTTTACTAAGGTTTTCAACGATTTCTCCCCCATTAGGCAACCTGTCTGATAAATTTACTTAACAGCACTCTGGATACCGTTCTGGATTTCATTGATTTGGTAAATATTCTCTTAATATCACCTTTCTTAGCGTCTTCTTTTAACTCATTAAGGTCAGAATTTTGTACTGACATATCCTTACCATTAATAAGATAAAATTCATTGTAACCGTTTTGAGATACAGCAACTGATTTGTTTTTTGAAAACTCTTTTTTCAATTGCATTGTTTTTTGTTCTCTCAAAGACCAATCTTTTATGTGTTCAAGTCCAAGGTATCTTTCAAACTCCCAACTTCTTCTAGTCTTAACAATAAAGAAACCGATAGTTGTAATACCATATTTCTTTTTAAGTCCTTGAAGTAATAAAGCAGTTGTATTACCTTTAGTCTTAATATACTTACTACCAATTTTTAGTAATGCTGTCTTACCGTAACCGTCTCTTTTGACAGCAAGTCCATCTTCTGTATTAGTGTAAGTAGACTTGTTATCATTATTTGAGTGACCATCGGTCAATGTAATTAATGACATTTTTTCTACTTGATACTTTTGTTTGAACATTGGAATAATCTTATTCATTGCAGCCAAACTTTCATTCAACGGTGTAGAAGAAAGACAAAATGCTCTTGGAGGATATAGATACTCAACATATCCGTCTCTTCTCCAGTTTCTATTATCTGAATAATGTTTAGCATATGACCACAAGAACATCATAGATTGCTCAAGGTCTGTTTTCTTTAATGTATGAGAAGCAACTTCTACTAGATTAAAGTCATCAAAGTGAGCGTTACCAACATTATAATTAAATGACTTTCTTGCTTTTCTAATTTCGTCTCTTTTCATCCAGTTGTAATCATCATCACTATCAATCTTGTCAGCAAAGAAATAAACTTTGAATGGAATATTGATTTGTTTTACAAACCAAACTAGTTGACATAATTGTTCAACCGTTTTGTCAATAATAGGTGCCATACTTCCTGACCAATCAAGTAATAAAATCATACCGTGGTTTTTAGCGTCAGGAATAACAGACATTCTTTTGAAAATATCTTCTGAAAATTTGTAGTCTTTTAGTTTAAGAGGATCCAAGATACCAGTTTTATCGGTAGTCATTCTCTTATAACCATCAGCAGACTTTTTCATTTCAAATTCTTTTACAAGGTACTGAATAGTTTTTTTACTATCTCTATGGAATGTTTTAAATCTTTCCATATTGTCTTTATATGTGTGAGTATAGTTTTGAGCATTTTTAATATTTCTATTTAACCATTGTTTAGTTGGAATAATAATGTCATCAAGGTTACTATCAGGTAAAGTCATATATGAATAACCTCTATGTTCGGTATTCACATAATCTTTTTTAGTATTCTGTTCGGCACTCTCACTAGTAATAGACTTCAAAGGCATATTGATTTTTACATCTTTACCACCTGCACCGTCTGGATTAGCGTGTTGGTCTTTTACACTAGAAGATTTATCTTCTTTGTCTTCGCCGTCTCCGTTGTTCTTGTTTTCTCCGTCTTCTGATTTTGATGAGTTGTCTCCTTCTTCTTTTGAAGATTTGTTTCCGTCTTGTTTATTTTCTCCACTCTCCGTCTCTTCGTTAGATTGGTCAGACGATTGAGATTGAGAAGGTGATTGTGAATTTCCATCAGTTTCTTGTTCCTTTTCTTTTTGTCCGTATGCTTTCACTAGAGGGTGATTATCAAAGTCAGGAAGTTTAGATAAATTCTCGTTCATCTTCTTCTGCCAATCAGCAAGTCTCTTAGCAAGTTCAACAACATCTTTGTAAGTTTTAATTTTTTCTACTTCAGCAAACCAAGTCTTATCAATATCTGATAAATCAAATGATAATGTTTCAGATGATTTGTAAAAAAGGTTAATCTTGTCAATTAACATTAAGTCTGTATTTAAATTTTTGTCTGAACAACCAAAGAAGTTATCAGCCCATAAGATTTTGAAACCGTCTTGGTAGTCGGCAACTACACCAGGATATTGTTTCTTAATAATTTTGTCAATTCTGCAATCTTCTAATACATTGATATAATCTCTAATATCACCATTCTCTTCTACTGATTTTTTCCAACCTTTTTGAGGAGTATGTAAAGCGTGGGCAACTTCGTGGGCAATCAACATATCGTAAACTGCACCTTTTGGATTTTTGAAAACTGGAATAGTAAGTACCCTATCTTCTAAATTAAAAGAAGCGGTCTGTACATTGTCGTGTTGTACTTGTAGATTTTCTGTTGCTAATAATTTAGCAAGTCCTGATTTTGCGTCAAAATTTATAGTAGTGTTTTTCATTAGTGTTGCCTTTTGTTTCATTTAATATATACATAATACCATAGTTCGTAGCATATGTCAAGCACTTTCCGAGCATTATGCTCATTTTTTTCACTTTTTTTATCCGTATGGAATATAGGGTTTTGTGTATATCTTATCAATTTCTGCTAAAATCGTCAAAAAACGAGGGGCTAGGAGGGCGGACAAGAGGGTTTAGGGAGCTCCCGTGAGTGTTAGTATCTGCCGGATTTAGGGTTTTTGTAGTATAAAGACTGGCTCGTATTTAGCGCCACTCTCTTGTGATGATAGTTGAAGCTTGTATGTATCAGTATGTTTGAAGCCTTCCTCAACTGCGATTCGCACCGTATCGTCTTCAAAGGTTTTATGTGATTTGATATTCGCTACATTCAATCCCATAAACTTACCTGGTTTCAATCCTTGATAAACATTCTTAATAGTCTCTCGTAAGAAGCCATTGTTCCAATCTTCGTTAGTGCTGAAGTTTTTAAATGATTGTTCAGCGTCATCACTATATTGTTCCCAATTGAAATACGGTGGACTTGTAAATGCAAAGTCTAGTGTATTCTCTTTAGGTTTAAATGTTTCACTACCTTGTTTATTTAATAAGTAGT